CGACCCGCGACCAAATCGCTAAGGCGAAAAGCGAGATGGAGCTGGCCCTGGCGCGTCTGGAGCGTTCGGTCCTTCGCAGCATCGAGGCATCGAACGACCGCGTGGCAATGCACGAGGCGTTGATGCACTTGCTCGTGGCCGGCAATGTCCTGCTTTACATCTCTGAAGATGGGCTTAAGTGCTACCACCTGAACCGCTACGCGGTCTGCCGGGACCCCATGGGGAACCCGGAAGAGGCGGTGGTGTGTGAGGAGCTCTCTGTTGAGAGCCTGCCGGCCAACCTCAGGGCTGAACTTGAAGACGAGGAGGACGATCTGCGGGGCATCGTCGAGGCCAGCCCCCTCTCTGACATTCAGAAGACCGTCAAGGTTTACACCTGGGTGAAATGGGAGGACGGCCGCGTCGAGTGGCACCAGGAGATCAAAGGCAAGGAGGTCGAGGGCACCAGGGGCAGCGCAAGGGTTAGCAGCTCCCCCTGGCTGCCGTTGCGCATGATCCGCGTCGATGGTTCTGATTACGGGCCTGGTTACGTGGAGTCGGCCTGCATTGCTGACCTGCAGACCGCTGAAGCCCTCAACCAGGCGATTGCCGAGGGGGCGCTCGTGTCAGCCCAGGTTCGTCACCTGGTCAAGCCTTCTGCGGTGGTGAACGCAAAGCAGCTGGCAGAGGCCCCCAATGGCGCCTACTTGCCCGGCAACCCGGACGATGTGTTCACCGTCCAGGTGCAGAAAGGCAATGATCTCAATGTCGCCCTGACTGGGCTTCAGCGCATTGAGATGCGTCTTGCGCAGGCCTTCATGTTGGCCGACATGCGCGACGCAGAAAGAGTGACCGCCGAAGAGGTCCGCTTGCAGGCGATGCAGCTCGAGCAGTCGCTCGGCTCCATATACGCCCAGCTGACAGTTGAACTGCAGGCTCCCTATATCGCGCGGAAGCTTGAGCTCTTCATGCGTCGAGGCGGCATGAAACAACTGCCTGAAGGCTTGGTGCAGCCTGTGGTTTCGGTTGGCTTGGCCGCAGTTGGCCGAGGCAATGACCTAGAGCAGACCGCCAGATTTATGAGCATCCTCCAGCAGACACTGGGGCCGGAGGGTATCACGACCTACGTGAATAGCTCTGAGCTGATTAAGCGCTTGGCGGCTGCCATGGGCTTGGACATTATTGGCTTGGTCAAAACAGAGGATGAACTTGCTGCAGAACAACAGCAGGCTCAGCAAATGGCCATGGCGCAGCAGGCGCTTGCTGCAGGCATGGCTGATCCTCAGAAGCTGGCCAATGCTGCTGCGATTGAGCAGGAGATGGCCGGCGCCCAACAAGCACCACCTGAACAAGTAGCCCCCGCATGACCGACCCCGTATTCAGCCCCGCCCCGGTGATGGACATCCGCAGTGATGTCTCACCGGAAGGATTGGTGGCGCCTGGCCAGGAAGAAATGGCGGCCCAGTTCTTGCGCGAGCAGGAGAGCGGCGAGGAGCTGGAGCCCACTGGCGAGACCGGCGCCCAGCAAGAGGAGGAAGACCTGCTGCTGGGCAAGTTCCGCTCTCAGGAAGATCTGCTTAAGGCTTACCAGGAGCTCGAGCGCAAGCTTGGCCAGGGGCAACTCGAAGGTGAACGCGCCCTGGATGTGCCGGAGTATTCCAGGGAGAGTTCGATTGAGCAGTACGGCGAGCTGCTGACCGACAAGTTCGAGGAGGCCGGCGTCAACCCGTTTGAGATGGCCGCCCGTTTCGAGGCCGGTGAGGACCTCAGCGGATACGTGAACAAGCTCGCCGAGGCTGGCATCCCCAAGCCAGTCATTGAGCAGTATCTGAGCAATGCGCGAGGCGAAGCTGCGCCTGCTGCTCAGGGCCTATCCGATGAAGAGGTGCAGCAGTTCAAGAGCATGGTTGGAGGTGACCAGGCTTTTGAAGAGCTGACCGGCTGGGCGAAGCAAAACCTCACCGAGTCAGAGCTGGCCTCCTACAACCAGGTGGTGGACAGCGGCAATCGCCAAGCCATCTTCTGGGCGCTGCGTGCGATGAAGCTGCAGTCAGCGATCAACATGAAGGCCAGCAAGCCTGCTCAGGGCCGCGAGCCAAAGCTGATTGGCGGCAGCAGCCCCAGCGATGGCACGGCCTTTGAGAGCATGGGCCAAGTGCTGGAAGCGATGCACAAGCGCAATAGTGTCGGCCAGGTGCTCTATGAGACTGATGACGCCTATCGCGCCAAGGTTGACGCGATGGTCGCACGTAGCGATTTCTTCTAGTAGTTTCGTGGCAGGACTAGAGAGACGCGGCCGTTAAGGAATGGCCCCTGCGGGGATAACCGGACTGCAGCCGTCGCTGATCAAGGTTCGCAACTGAAACTGCTATGGCACCCGCCACCCCTCCCAACGCAACACTTCAGCGCCTTGGTCAGATCCAAGGTGCCGGCGACGACCGCGCCCTGTTCCTGAAACTTGGGATTGCGGAAGTTATTGGCGCGATGGAGACCAACTGCGTCTTCCGCGGCAAACTCAAAGAGCGCAACATCAAAGGAGGCAAGAGTGCCGCCTTCCCCATCGCGGGCAAGATGTCTGCGCGGTACCACACCCCCGGGGAGCCAATCCTGGGTCAAGGGAACGAGCCCAGTGACCTGAATGAGGTGATCATCAACCTTGATGGTCTGCTCATCAGTGACACTGTTGTGTATGAGCTCGATGAGCTCATGTCTTACTGGCCGGTACGCCAGGAGTACACAAAACAGCTGGGCCTGGCTCTTGCTTATGAGTGGGACCGCCGTGCCGCTCGCGTCATCTACGCAGCCGCCAAGGGCGCTACCGAGCCTCTGGCACTGGCCAAGAACCAGCCCCGCACCGGCACAGGCCTAACCCTGACCGCCGGCTATGCCGCGGCCACTGCGCAGGCCAAGGGTGATGAACTCGTCCAGAAGATCTTCGATGCCCGCGTGGCACTGGAGAAGAAGGACGTGGGCATCAACGGGATGTATGGCGTCTTCTCCCCTGAGGAGTATTTCTACATCTCGCAGTCCAGCCGCGCGATCAACGCCGACTTCAACGGTGGTAGTGGTGGCAACGGCACTATCGCCGAAGGCCGCACCATGAGCGTTGCGGGTATCCCGCTTTACATGAGCAATCATGTGACGCAGGCTTCCTACACCAACGTCACCGGCGACAAGAACACTGCTTATCAGCAGAACCTGTCGAAGTGCGTGGGGATGATCTTCTCCCGCGAGTGCGCTGGCGTGCTGACCCTGAAGCAGCCCAAGCTGCAGCTAACCTCTTCCGATTTCAACATCCAGTACCAGGGCACCCTGATGCTGGCGAGCATGAGCATCGGCATGGGCGTGCTGCGCCAAGAGGCTGCCGTTGTGATCGAGAAGCCATAAGCTTCTTAAGGAGAGGCTCGTCTTCTTAGTGGATCGTGGAGGGAGGGCCCATGGCCCTCCTTTTTCATGGCCCGTACCATGAACAGTGCACCTGTGCACATGCCATGAGCCTGCAGTTTGAGGGGGTCACGCCAGGCAGGACCACCCTGCTGGAGGCCGTGAACATCGCGCTGGCCTGTATCGGCGAGCAGCCGGTCAACAGTCTTGAGGGGCAGCAAGTTGGCGAGGCTTGGATGGCTGAGCGGACGCTGCTCGAGTTCCACAAAGAAGGCCAGACCCGTGGCTGGAGCTGGAACATGGAGTACGAGTATCCGTTCTCCCGAGATGAAGTGAGCAAAGAAATCACGGTGCCGGCCAACGTGATTTCTTTCAGCCTTGACCCATACCGATGGAATGGCCGGTTTCAGCTGCGTGGCCGGCGCGTCTATGACCGTGTGAAGCGGTCTTATCAGATCGAGAACGGCATCAGTCCGCTGTCGGCTGACGTGACATGGCTGTTGTCGTGGGATGAGTCGCCAGAAGCCTTTAACCGCTGGGTGACGATTCGGGCGGCCCGGGTGTTCTCGGATCGGGTGCTGGGCTCTGAGCAGGTGTTCAAGTTCACTGCGCTGGATGAGCAGCAGGCCCTGGTCGAGCTCAACCGTGTGGAGTTTGACCAGCACCAGCCCAACAGCCTGACCGGCGGCCGCGGCCTGCAGCCGTTCCCCACCTACCAGGCTGGGTTTGGTCTGGTGGGCCGGCGCATGGGGGGAGGCCACTACCTTGGCTGAGCTCTACAGCTACGCGATCCCCAACCTGATCCAGGGGGTCAGCCAGCAGCCTGATTCGCAGCGAGATCCCTCGCAGGGCGAGATCCAGATCAACGGCATGTCGAGCATTGCCGAGGGCCTGCGCAAGCGCGATGGCACCAACACGCTGGCCAAGGTGAGCGACGTCTCCTTTGGAGACGCCTACTTCCACTCGATTCTGCGCGACGAGAACGAGGAGTATTTGGCGGTCATCACCAAGACGTCGATCAAGGTCTTTGACCTGGCCGGCAATGAGAAGACGGTGAGTGCCCCTGACGGCTATAGCTATCTCTCGACGATCACTGACGCCCGCAGCCAGATCAGGGCATCAACGATCGCGGATTACACCTGGGTGCTGAACACGCTGAAGGCGCCGGAGATGGACCCGGCGCTGAGCC